AGTGATGACAGATGAAGGTATTCAACAAGTAAAGCTGAGAGATTATCAAAAAGAAATGTTGAGGAATTTTCAGAATGATAGATTTAATATTGTTCTTGCTGCTCGACAAATGGGTAAAACAGTAACAGCCTCTATTTTTAATGCATGGTATGTTACTTTTAATAAGGATAAGAATACTCTGCTACTTGCAAATAAATCTGATTCAACAAAAGAAATTAGTGATAAAGCCAAAACAGTAATCGAGAACCTACCGTTCTTTATGAAACCTGGTATTATTAAATATGATGTCATGAATGTGAGATGTGATAATGGTTGTCGACTAATAGGACAGTCTACCACAGCAAAATCTGGTATTGGTTTTACAATCCATAACTTATACCTAGATGAGTTTGCCCACGTCCATCCATCAATTGCTGACTCTTTCTATGAGAATGTATATCCTACATTATCCTCATCGAAAGTCTCAAGAATAACAATTACATCTACGCCAAACGGATTTAATAAGTTCTATCAAATCTATGCTGCGGCAGATAGAGGAGATAATGAATATCTAGCGACAAGAATTGATTGGTGGCAACATCCAGATAGAGACGAAGCTTGGTATGAAAGAGAATTAGCGAACCTAGGTTCAATTGAAGCATTTAATAAACAATACGGAAATGAATTTGTTAGCTCATCTAACCTACTATTAGACCCAGTCGATATGAAGAAGATGAGAAAAAGAATGAAGCCTTATGTCTATCACGACTTCGATCAATTTGACTATATTTCTATTGATACGAAAGGTTTCTTAGAGTGGGATCCAGAATTTGATATTGATACATGTAAAGACGCAGAAAACTTTTGGGTATTCTCAGTAGATATTGCAGAAGGTAATGGTGGTGACTCATCGGTAATCAATGTATTTAAGGTAGATGCTATGAATAAAGATGAGATTCAAAACGTACTGAATGCTGGTGCGATGTATGATTTCTTTAAATTTACACAAGTAGCTAGATTTAGATCGAATGAACATGTAATTGAAGATTTTGCAAAAGTACTTTATACTCTATCGGTTGATATATTCTATCCAGAGAACGTAAAAATGATTGTGGAGTATAATACTTATGGTACAGTGTTATTCCAATATCTAAGAAGTATCTTCCCACAAAGAAATGATTTTGATGATGAAATGATAGTTAAATTTAAACATCGCCATGATGCAAGGACTATTAAACCAGGAATCAAACTAAAATCTGACAATAAAGCTATCTTCTGCCAGAATTTTGCTAAATTATATAAGATAAATAGATTAGATTTAACTGATGAAGTAACAGTAACAGAGGCGTCTCTATTTGGAACACTACCTAATGGAAGTTATGGAGCTCAAATGGGACACGATGATGTGATTATGACATGCATTACTGCTACCGAATTTTTTAACACGACAGACTATGCAGATTTTGTAGAAGAGCTTCTGGATTTCATAGATCCAGACCTTCATGATGAGATGGAAAAGATACTATTTAAAGATAATGACCAGGCTGGAGATTTACAATATGATATTTATGACCTATTGAAATAAATTTACGAAAGCATAGGGATATATAATAAAAGAATTAAAAAATAAAAACGAACAACTATGGCATTAAGTCCCAATTTATTACAGTTCAAAAGCTCAGGCGTATATCGTCTAGAGTTTGACAAGTCACAAACCGTAAACATCCCTGCGGAAACTATTAGACTAGTTGTAGGTAGATCTAAAAAAGGTCCTTACAATACTCCAGTTCTAATAGAAGATGTAGAGCAATTTATACAAGTATTCGGTGGAATTGACAAGTCGTTAGAAAAGAAAAATATGTTTTTCCACAGATCAGCATTAGAATGTTTATCTAGAGGTCCTATCCTAGCGTTAAACTTAACTACAGCAAGTGACCTAGATAAGGTTGCACTCTTCTCACCAGTTACAAATGCTGGTATTGAAGGTTTAGCGTCAGTACCAAATCTTAATGATTTAGGTGCACAGCAATTGCTAAAGAAGTATAGTGATGTATTTGATACAGACAAGTTCTGGGTACCAAATGATGAAAAATTACTAGATGCTGCGGATCAAGACACAAACCACGGAATCTCATTTGTAAATATCAAGCAAGATCCTATCTCAGTTATTATTAGACAAGCTGGAGATATAAGAGGTTTTGAAGTTACTGCAAGAGAATGGTATGGTGAAGCAAATATTCCAGAAGGTATTGATGCTGATGAGTACGTATCAGACTACATGGTAGATGTATTTGTATTCAAAGGTAAATTTGACTCTGGAGATTTAAACAACGATCCAACTTACGGAGAGTTCTTTACTTCTAAAGGTTTAATAAAAGAGCAATTAGCTAAATTCACTGGATTAAGAGAAGTGACATTATTAGCACAATACTCTGGTTCATTAATTCCAGAATTTATGGATAATGAAGGTAGATTATTATACATTGAAACTTTAATTAACATGGAAGCAAGAAGAACAGGTTTATTCTGTGCTATTCAAGAAGATGCACTTCCACAAATCGACCTAGTAGGTAACGGATTCAATGTATACCAAGATTACGAAGTTCTTTCTCACAGAGTAGAACAAGTTGTAACTCCAGCAGCTGCAGACTTTACTGCATTCGGTGGAAAAGTACAGGTTGATGGAAGTCAAATGATTATTTCTGGTGATGCTGGATTTACAGATGCTACTTTAGCTAACTTACCAAATCCAATTGTTGCCGGTAAATTTTTAGCAGCAGCAATCGCAGAGGAATATGTAAGAATTACAGATATATCAAATCATGGATCTATTGCAAATGCAGTAGTAATTACAGCAGATGGAGATATTAGCCAACAGATTGGTGTTTATGAAGAGTATTCAGATGCAACAACTGGTGCAAAATGGACGTCTGATGTTCAGTACAGAATTGACGATAACGGAAACTTAGTATTCGCAACAGCTCCAGATGATGGAGTTGGAGACTCATTATTAGGTGCTGGTAACGACGGTGCAGTATCTTTCTTAGAATCAGAAAATTCAGGTGAATATATTGGAATCGGTATTATTAACAGTACATACCAAGATACTGTCTTTGGTGGTGGTGCTTACTTAGTACCAGTAAACGGTGGAAACTTAGGATTCGCTTCAACACTGGTAACTAACGGAGGCGTACTTCCTGCAGGACAAGAATTCTTAGCAAAGAAATCAGCGGTAAGTGATTCATTCGCAGTAAACGATATTGAATTAAACGCTAGAGCAGTTGCATTTGAAAACGGATGGACGTTTGAAAATCAAGGTGCTGGACAATTCAAATTCTACAAAGATAACGTAGCAACAGATACATTTACAAAAGATGCTAACGGAGACGTAGTTATCAAAGTAGGTATGTATGTACCAGGTGATGATAATAAATTATCTAGAATTAAGAAGATTGTTAAATCAACTTCTGGTATAACTACTATTTATACATTTGAATCACACAGACCTGTAAGTTCTAATCCATTATATGCATTCAAGAGATTTGAAGATGCAGCAGGTGTTTACAAAATGTTCCCACTTGACGGAGCATCGCAAACAGAAAAGCAAATCGGTGGAGGAAATGGTTTACTATCAGCAATCAAGCCAGGTACTGGTTTAGGTAATGCATTAGTAGATAAAGACAATATCACATTCAGATATGTTATTGATACATTTGGTTCATTAGAAAATGGCGGTATCTTAAATAAGGAAGAATTATCATTCTTATGTAAAGAAAGACAAAATGCTTCTGCAATTCTTAACGCACCAATGGTGAAAGAATTAAAAGCATCAACTAACCCATCATTCTTAAATGAATTCACTGGCGCATTTGACGTAAATAATGTTGCAACTGGTGGTAACTTAAACTTAAACCCAAGTGCTTTATATACTTTACCTTCAATTAACGAAGGAGCAACGTATGCATTCTACTACGGTCCAGGTTTAAATGTTATTGAAAACGGTAGAACTAAGGTGATTCCACCAGCTGCTTATATTTCAAATAACTACATTGACAAATTCTCTGACGCTCTGCCATGGTCAATCATCGCAGGTCCAAGAAGAGGTGTTGTTGGTGGAACTGGAGTACAGTCATTAGAATTTGCGTTCGACAAGAATGATAGAGACGTACTTGAGCCATTCGGTTACAATCCAATTGTATTCGAAAGAGGTGTAGGTTTAACAATTAAAGGAAACAAGACTGCACAACAAGGAATTCAGTCAGCTCTTTCTTCAGCTCACGTAAGAGAGGTATTAATTTACATTGAAGATGGACTAGCAGAAATTCTTAAGAACTACCTATTTGAGTTCAACACTGCTCAAACTAGATTAGAAATTAAAACTTTAGCAGATGGCTTCATGGAGTCAGTTAAGAAAGACGGTGGTGTATTCGATTACAGAAACATCATGGACTCAACTAACAACACCAACGAAGTTATTGATAACAACATGGGTATCTTAGATACGTTCGTTGAACCAGTTAAAGGATTAGAGATTCTAGTATCAAGAGTAACAGTACTTAATACAGGAGATATTGCATCCGGAAACTTTGCGTAAAAAACGAGAATATATAAACTAAATAAAGAAAATAAACGATATGGCTTTACCACATTATTCAGAAGACCAAACTAGCAAAAAGGGTAAGAACTTTGAACCAGTACAGGCTAACCTATTCGAGGTAACAATTTTACCACCGGATGGCGTGTCAGGACAGGCGTTATTCTTACAGCACATCAATTCAATCGGTGGTTTGGAAACACTTCATAGAGAGGTAGCAGCTATCGAGCAAAAGTATAAGTTCTCAACAAGATCTTACGCTGGAATGCCTGATGGAACTGCTGTTGACGTAACTGTTAACTTCTCATTAAACTTAAACGATTCAAACCAGGCTTATATTTACAAGTCTATGAGAGAATGGTACAGAAAACAATACAATCCTGAGACTGGAGAATTAGGTCTTAAAAGAGATTATGTTGGTACAATTGTTATCGTACAGTTTAACAGAGAGGGAGATATTTACAGAAAAGTAACTCTTGATGATTGTTTCATTACTTCCGGCCTTGGATTTACAGGTGAACTAAACTATGAAACTGCAGATGCAGCTACATTAGAAGTTACTTGGAGAGCAGATGTTTGGAATGAGGAACTCAATTAATAATTGAATTAAATTAACAAAAAAGAAGGTGTTTATACGCCTTCTTTTTTTAACCAAAGAAAATATAATATAATATTCAGCTAATAACAGATTATGAATGACAAACTAACAAAAAAACTTCAGGTACTTTTAACTGAAAACGAAGTTCGAGAAGTCAATCGTGTCATTTTAAACGATGCGCTTGAACAAGAAGAACGCCCCATTTCTGTTAGTGCTTTTATTAGAAACTTAATACAGGACGAATTATCTAAAAGAAGCGTAGAACAGAAATCAATAATTAAACAAACACTTAAAAACCTAAAAGACAAATAATATGAGTGATGAATTAAACAAAATGGATAAAGAGCGAGAAGCGGCAGCTGCCAGAGCTCTTGAGGCAAAAGACAATGCTAATACCAAAGATACATCTGATAGTACAGATAAAGCTGATGCTATGACAGCAGCAGTAGATAAATCTGGCTTAGGTAGAGTTAATATGGACAATTTTGGTCCAGAAATAGCTAGACCAACAGATGAAGTATTAGGATGGCATGTTTTAGACTTAGAAGAGTTACCTTCACAAGGTAAATTCTATCCAGCAGATACAGTTATTAAAATTAGATCCGCTAAAGCTGCAGAGATTAGACATTTTTCCACTATGGATGAGAACAACTACATCGATATGGAAGATAAATTAAACTCTATCGTAGAATCTTGCGCACAAATGATGGCAGGTAAGTCTACAATGTCTTACAAAGATATACTTGAAGAAGATAGAATTATTCTATTACTTTCTATTAGAGATCTTACATTCCCAGAACCAGAGAATAAGTTAATGCTTAAAGGTAAAACTGAGAAGACTAAGAAGGCTGTTGATATTGAATTATCAGTAAGAAATTTAGTAGCTTCAATTATTGACGAAGAAATTGAAAGATATTACTCTGACAAAGAGAGAACTTATGTAATTAAAACTAGATCCGCTGGAACTATAAGAATGAAACCACCAACAATTGGTGTTATGCAAGAAGTAACTGCATATCTTAAAGATAGACAGGAAAAAGATCAAGATTTTGATAGAGCATTCCTTCAAGTATTGCCTTATATGCAAGCTGACTGGAGAGGTCTTAACCTAAATAAGATTTTCCAAATGGAAATGGAATATAAAGGTTGGGATGAGAAAAAGTTTATGCTAGTTTACAGATTAGCTGAAAGAATGAAAATCGGTGTACAAACCGAACTAGAAACTACCTTCGATGGAGAGACGGCAAAAGCCCCTCTTGACTTCCCAGGTGGCATCAAGAGTCTTTTCATTATTTCAGATCTCGCTGGAGAATTACTTTAAGACTAAGTTCTACCTGGGTATTCATCTTAGGATGCAGCCGTCAGAGATCGAAAATATGTACTACTACGAGTATTACTATTATGTAAAGAATCTGTCGGAATACATCAAAGCTAAGAATAAACAGCAATCGGAGTCACAAGAACAGCAGGATAAATCAATGGGATCGTACAGATCTCAAATGAATAGTCCTAAGATGCCAAAGACTCCATCTCTTAAAACTCCATCTATTAAGATGCCGAGATTGTAGAGATATATAATATAGTTGCAAGAGCACCACGTAAGTGGTGTTCTTGTATACTACAAAAAATTCTACTTAGGTAATAATTTAATGGCTAAAACATTCATGCAAAGTTTGGGTAGTGCCTTCGATAAATTAGGAGGTCAAGGTACTCAGCTAAAACTAATTGAGGAACACACTAGAGAGACTAAAGAATCTGTCGCTATTGGAGGTGATTTATATACTCGTATAGATGAGTTAACCACTGCCATTGAAGATATTCAATCAGGTAAATCTAAAAGCGGCCTTAAAGATATACAACAGGCAATGGCGCTTGCTATTGTGGCACCTACTATGAAACCCATTGGTATGGGACTAAAATTTGTAGTAGAAGCTATTAATAACCTGGAAGGTTCAGGTAAAGAAATTAACGAGAAAACAGAAGCCCTATTAGGAGGTCTAACTAAGTTAGGCGAAATAGGTTCTTCTATTCTTAAATTTGCTGGATATATGCTTCTAGCAACCCCACTTTTATTACTATTAGCAGTAGTATCACCAATTATAGGGGTTGGATTATTCTTACTAATTAGTGCTATAATGTTTGCTACTAAAGATCTAGGGGATAAAAAGAAACTTAAGAATATAGAAAGACTACAAGGTGTGGGTCTGGCTATTTTAGCACTGGGCGTCGCATTAGCACTATTCTATGTGATATGGCCGTATGCCTTAAAAGGTTTATTAGCAGCATCCATAGCGATTCTAGGAATTTCTTATATCATAGGTTTAATTCCAGACAAAGCACTAGAGAACTTGAAAAAGATGAGTGATACTCTCTTACAGTTTGCACTAGGTCTTGGATTAATGGCATTAGCATTTGCACTTATAGGAGTAATGATCGTGCCAATCTTGAAAGGAGCTTTAATAGCGATGGTTATGATCGCCGCAATTGCCGGAGCATTTTATCTAATGGAACGCCTTAAAGTAACAGATAAAATAGAAGACGGTGCTAAAGGTTTACTCTTTGCTGCTGGAGCTATTTTAGGTTTAGCAATTGCATTGGCTCTATTCAATGTAATCGCACCACCCTTAATGACATTATTTTCAATTGCTCTAGTAGTAGGTGCGGTAGGACTTACCTTTGGAATAATGGGTAGAATGTTTGCAAAAGATATTCAAAAGGGCGCAATAGCCTTAGGATTCGCTGGACTAGCAATTATAGTTCTAGCGTTGTCACTTAAAGTATTGGCAATGGTGACTGGTAGTATTACTGGTGAAGAGGCAGTTAAATCACTCGGAGGTTTAATCCTAATTGGTTTAATTGGTGCAGCATTCTACTTAGCAGGTACTCAAGCTTTACTTATAGCACAGGGTGCAGGAGCAATGATTCTAGTTGGTTTTGCAGTTATTATGTTGGCAGCTGGTATCGCAATCATAGGCGCAGCGATAGGCGATAAAGGTATGAAATTTGTTGGTATAACATTAGCCATTATCGGCGGTCTAGGTGTAGCCTTTGGTGTTGCTGGTTTAGCAGCTCCATTTATTGCGGCCGGTGCTGGCGCATTAATTCTTGCAGGTGGCGCATTAATACTAATTGGCCTAGGACTACAAGCATTTGACAAAGTTAACTTTGGTAGTGGTGGAGCATTAGGTGATTCTGGACAGAAAACACAACCAGGTAAACTAGCTAGAATGCTAGGTTTTAAGCCTAGGGCTAAAACTAATTTAGAAGTAGCACTAGAGGCTGTAGGTGATTCTTTCATGTTAAATCCTTTTAAAATAGCAGCAATGTATGTTGGTGCACCTGCACTAATGTTAGCAGGTATGTCCTTAATTAGTATCGCGACGGGTATTAGATCTTTTCAAAAAATTGCTGAGAAAGCAGACCTTAAGTCGCTTGGAACAAATATACAATCAATTGTCGCAGGATTATCTGAAACTTTTGCTGAAGTTGGTTCAACTATGGGAGGGCCTTTATGGTTCTTTAGCGATGTATATAAAGGTATTCAGTCCACTCGTGGTATGGGTACATCACTAACAGGTATTGCTAAGGGTGTCCAGGCGATGGCAATGCTTAAATTCCCAACAGGATTTGATAAAGAAGGTAATGCAACTGGATATGAGACTATAGATTTAACAAGCGCAGTACCAAACTTAATTGCCAATACTAAATTATTAGTATCAGGTTTAAGTCAAGTATTTGAAGAAGTAGGAAAATCAGATGCTGCTCAAGGTAGCTCATGGTTTAGTTCATCAACGTATGAGAAGGGTATTAAAGTTGTTCAGAAAATGGGTACGCCATTATACAACTTAGCAAATGGAGTACAGAATATGGCGAACTTAAAGTTCCCTACTGGTTATGATAAAGAAGGTAATGCAACTGGATATAAAGGTATTGGAGGCGGTGGTCTTAAGACCTTAATAGCTAAAATAGGCGAGAATACTAAAGCCCTAGTGATAGGATTAGCTGGAGTATTTGAAGAGGTTGGTAAATCAGACTCTGCAAAGACTTCATGGTTTAGTAAGAATGATTTTGAAAGAGGTGCATCATTAATTATGGAGCTTGCTGAACCATATAAAAGTTTAGCAGGTACTGTAGATGATGTAGTTAAAATTACCGGTAAAATTAAAGACGCTAATGATGTTAAAAGTAAAGTTACATCAATAATAGAATCTGTTACTGATGCAGGTGGA